CCGGATGATTATGATGATTCTCCGGGTGCAGGGGAATTGTTCCAGCCGGAGACCCAGTTTGTCTTCTCGGCGAAAGCCCGGACAGCTAAACCTGGAAAAGCGACCGGCGAGAAGATTCTGGCGGCGAATGTGAGCAAATTTGCGGCTCTCAACAAAGAACAATATGAGGATTGGCGGCGGATTTTAGACGATGAATGGGATAAGACTCCTATTATGGTCGACGGTCATAAATGGACTTCTGTTGCGCATTATATGCAGGGGGTTCAATACAAGAACACACATCCGGATGTCTACATGATGTTTAGCTTGGATTCCGACCCCGATTCCAAATTGGCGAAAGACGTGAAAGCCGCAAAGGCGTTTAAAGGTGCTGTGCAGGATGTGGAAGACGATGCGGTTCCAAAGGAGAAGGGCGTCAAGAAACCGAAGACTACTGAGAAGAAGAAACGCGTTATCGCTCCGGATATGGATTTTGACGAGAAGAGACGAGAAGAAGAGAGGATGGTGGCATTGAAAGCTAAATTTGCGGACAATGCGGATATGCGGACAATCTTGAAAATGACTCGGGATGCACTGTTGTTGCATAAGGAAGGAACTGGAACACCTCCTGTGGCGGATAAGGAGTTGATGCGTGTTAGGCAACAGATTCTTTGAATCCAGCCCGTGGCAACAGATCATGTAATGAATCCAGCCCGTGGCAACAGATTCTTTGAATCCAGCCTCTTCGGTCCCTTTAAAAAAATTGAATACTTTTTGAATGTTTATTAACAAATGACAATAAACATTTCAATTTCAATCTTAGAAAATGCTTCTTCTCGGTTATCGTATGTTGTTCTCGGAATTGTGCGTCTTGCTCAATATTCGTGTGGACCCTGACGCGGATTATGTGGAAGACGACTCCGCAAGAGAGGCTCTGGAAAAAAGACTCCGCGATTCAGTAAAAGGAACCTCGATGGCTGTCATGGAGCTGGAAACCAATATCTATTATTTGGGCATTCGCCCCGACTTGTGTAAAAAATATTTGCCCGCAGTTGTAACCTCTCGCGAAATGTCTGAGAAGATAGCTCACCTCTCGATTGCCTTCCAGCGCGAACTGAAATCGGTGGGACTCTTTAAACACTTGAATCGGACATTGCGATTCCCGGAACCCTACACAATTCAATCTGACCTCATTTGAGTGCAACCGACTTTGTAAAAGACCGGATAACATCCTCTACAGTATTCACATGTACATATGGAATTCCGCGTTCTAAACAAAACTCACGCACAATCGAAGCCACAATATAATAATGCACATTACACATATTCGGGAAAAGATGATGTTCGATTTGGTGATTGATGCCTCCGAACCAAAATGTCCACAGTAAATTATCATTCGCGAAATTGCCCGAATTCCGTATCTGTCTTAAAGCCCAATCATTACCATCATAGTTATTCTCGCGTGTTTCGTATAAATCGTGGTCGCCGACAATATTTATAAAATAAAGCGCATTTTCTGCTGTAATATAAACCGCTGAACTGAAGAATCCGAGATTGTAGAAGACTGCGAGTTTGCACGTCATAATCAGGATGTCCGGCCAATCATAATATGTCTGTGATTGGTCAGGCAACGGAATGGATTCTTTTTTCAGTAATGCGTAATAAAGGTAGAGAATGCCTTGACCCGAGTATTGTCCGGGGAACACGATATTTTTGAAGAATACCGTTTGAACCGAATTATCTGTGGCTTTGTATAGTTCTCGGTCAGGGTCCGAATTACAGCCAGTATAGGTGTGGTGGTAATAGACGTGATGGTACAACCAGAGAAGATGATTCCAGCCAATCCAACTGTTCATTATCCGCGAGACCGTATTATTGACCAAGGGGTCGGTCGAAATGGCGTAATGAGAAGAGTCATGCAACACGTTAAACATCATCGACATTTCAGTGGTTGCGCTCAACAGAACAAATAACAACCTCTCCACAAAATATTCTGTTGCCACTGCTCTCCATAAAAAATAGAAGTAGGCGAATCCGAGAAGACTCGTCCATGCATACCATTGTGGCGGGGGTTTAATGGAGGCTCTGTCGGGAAAAACGGTTTTCACCCGTTTTACTAATTCCCTATAGGTGGAAAAATCCGTATTGTAACTCGGGTCTGAACTAGAATTGGGAATCTCGTACTTTGCTAGTGTCTGTTTGAACCCGTCTATATTTGAAAAGGCGTGATAACTCTCGAAAATGGCTGTGCAATCTGGTAGGTCTTTCGTTTTTTCGATTATTTCTGAGCCACCGGGATGAATAGAGGCGAATGCAGAGAGGTTGTATTTTTTTCCGTATATATTCCATTCTCCCGAATTCTGAGACATGATCGAGAGGGGCTGCCTATACTAACCTGGATTATTTATTTTGTTCAAAGCGTGTTCCATGGCCGTAATTGTGTGTGAAGTAGTCGGCGTCGATGTGCTGACCGTACCTCTCGAGCTCGTAATCGCGCTCTCCGAATGAATCGACGTAGTTACGTTTCTTTGAGGATTCCATTCCCATTCCAGTATTTTTTTCACACAATCTATGTCTGGCGGAGAGGTCTTCGACCCATTTGCGGAATTTGATGGCGTGGCTTTCTTTCGGCATTTGAGAAGTGGTCAATGACAAGTTTAAAGGTTCAGTATATTGTAGAGAAGAATACCGTCTTCCTCTCAAATCAATTTTCTTCACATAATATTGTAAATGAACGCCGTTGAGAAGAGGAAAACGCGCAGACAATCGCGGTGTATCCTCTCAACCATTCCGCGTAATTATCCGAAATTAAACAATTCATCTGTTCGCGTTCTAAAGACAATATGGAATGGAATACGTTCCCATGACAAAGAACCAATTTCGACCATTGTCATTGACCACTTCTCAAATGCCCCGTCGAGTTCCATGTACAATTATATTCCGGCTCCTATTCGTCAAGAGTTCGAGAAGACGCCACAAAAAGGCGTCGAGGCTCATGTGGATTTGCCGAGAGGACGGAAAGTACATATTTATATGTTGGAACCAGTGTCGTCTTCTCAACATGAATCGATAACAACCCAATTAAACAACGTGGTTGCATGGTTTCGTTATATTTCGACTGTGGCTACGCCCCATTGCGCCAAAGACCTCAGTGTCTACATACTGGCCACGGATGCAAAGAAGGCGCTGCCTTCGAATCCGTTGGAACCCATTGACCAGATACACGCCAATACAGCGTTCACGACCGCATGTAGTGCTAAAAACGAGATTTTCATTTTCCGTCGAGAGGAGTGGTTCAAAGTGTTGATACACGAAACATTTCATTGCTTGGGACTCGATTTCTCCGCCGACGGTAAGGCAACAGATTATTCCAACCAATGTATCCTCTCGATGTTTCCGGCTTTGGACTTGAAAACGGATGTTCGATTGTATGAAACCTTCTGTGAAACGTGGGCGGAATTGGTCCATTTAGCATTCCGCCTTTTTGCTAAGGGCACCGACAAGGGCATCGACAAGGGCACCAATAAGGGCGCATTTTCCACAAAACAATATCGAGATGCTCTTTTGAAAGAACAAGTCTTCTCGATAGTTCAATCGAATAAACTGTTGAGAAGAGCCGGATTCTCGTTGGAGACAATGTTCAAGCCTCCGGTGGACGCCCCCTACAAAGAAAACACCCAAGCGTTCTCTTATTACGTATTGAAGTCCGCCCTCCTTTACAATGCGAATGATTTTTTGAGCCGAGTCGGGCTACAATTCAACCCCTCTAAAATCGCCGACTATTGTCTTCTCGTCAAACAATCGATAGAATCCGAAAAATATAGGAAGGCGGTTCAACACGCCGAATCGAGAGGACACTGTGGAGAATCCATCCGAAAGACCTTGCGCATGACTTCTCCTCCGGCTAATACATTGTGTAAAGGAGACAAATAGTAATTGACCATAAGTATATAATGAAAAAATGCCATCCGACACAGCGTTCGATTTAGACAACGCATTCAATGCGAACCGTTCAACCGGACTAAGAGATTATTATGACGGATTATCAACACAAATCCCGGAAACCATCCGGGTGGACGAGAATTTGTTGCAGATTCGATTGAAAAGTCTGAAAAAAATCGCGGCCCATATTTATCAGTGTTTGGCGACCGGTAGGTCGCTCTTAACACAAGAACATCGTCTTTGTGCGATAAATATAAAGGCGACAATGAAATCCGTCAGAACCCACGGCGTTTATCAAAGAGAGGAATCGGAATTTATCTGTTGCGAACTCGAGAAGATAAAACGCGCCCTGTTTTTGTTGGCGGATGAACGGGACTTGAATATCGACGCGATTTATGACATTATAACCACTGCGATTCAAGCTATCACGACGCGTTCCTAAAACCTAAACCCCCCAAAAAATTGATTGTCGGGCAACAATATAAATACTACTGCATGAAAAAGAGTACCTAAAAAACGCAAATTTAATTCAAAAAATAACTCGAAAAATGGGTATCAAACAGCTGAATTATTTCCTGATGGAAAATTGTTCGGCGAAGTCTATCTTCAAAGCATCATTGCGACAATTCGCAAACAAGACGCTGGTCATCGACACCAGTATTTATTTATACAAATTTGCCGAAAAAGACGCGGTGGCGGAAAACATGTATTTGATGATATCTGTGTTAAGGCAACACAATATAACGCCGGTATTCGTGTTCGACGGCAAGCCGCCTCCGGAAAAAAAGGCGCTTCTCATTAAACGGAAATTGGAGAAAGACGCGGCGGAGGAGAAATACAATGCGTTGAAAATCGAGGCGGAATCAGGGACGGTTTCCGCCAAAACCCTCCATGAAATGGACGCCTTGAAACGTCAATTTGTGCGTGTTTCGGACGCGGACATTGCAAAGTCGAAAGAAATCATGACGGCTTACGGGGTTCCTTATATTGAATCCCGGGGAGAATCGGACCATTTGTGTGCGTTTTTGGTACGCCACGGATTCGCATGGGCTTGTGTAAGCGACGACATGGATATGTTCTTGTATGGATGTCCGCGTGTAATTCGGCACTTGAGTCTTCTCAATCACGAGGGTATTTATTATGACATGGAGTCGATTTTGGCGGAGTTGGAGATGACACAGTCGATATTCAATGATATTGCGATTTTGTCGGGAACGGATTACAATATGAAGGAGCAGAAGTCATTAGGTGCAACCGTCCGATTGTATGTGGAGTATCGGAAATGGGCGTATTATTCGAGGGACCAAAAGACGTTCTATGAGTGGCTGTTGGAGACGACGGACTACATCGATGATGTGGGGAGCTTGGAGAAAGTGAGGAAAATGTTTGATTTGGAGTTGTATCTGGAAAATCATCGAGAGGAGTTCAAGGCGATTGTGGATGCGATGCCTTTTCGCTCGAAACCCGTGGCTACAGAATCTTTACAGGAAATCTTGAAATCGGATGGGTTTATCTTTGCATGAAAAATGTATTTCAATTCAATAAAAATACATTTTTTCCAGTCATGTCTGGTCTAGACATTAAACAAGAGAGGCGATATAAGACCCCTTGAACTCTTCAATTCCGCAGTGATTTAGATTGATGGTGACATCGGCATATACTTCGCCGCCCATCTTCGTCCAGCGGCTGCAGAAAAGCCAGTCCTCCGAGCAATAATGGTCGTCCTCTACACCACAATCGAACAGAGCATAGGCCCACTTGTTCTCGTCGCCTTGCAAGAACCCCACATCATCCGTGTATTTTGTGGATGGGAAAGCGCGCGACATCTTCTCGATGGTTTCGCGGCGAATCATCATGAACCCGGTGGCCAGATGTTTCAACTTGGTCAGATTATTGTGAATTTCGAGAGTGTTGCTCAAATAATTCAGATTGTAGCGGACCAATTTTTGTTGGATGATGTCGATGTCCGACACATTGCCTTTTAGTTGAGAGGCGTTCTTCGCGTCAATCCACTCCTTGATGACGTCCTTTCCTGCTGTCAATTTGTGCCATTCGTAGTTCTTAATCGGGTAAACACCGCCGACTAAACCCTTCTCTGACAGAATGAGCTTCAAAATATCGTGTGGGCTCCAGGTTATGTCGCCATCGATGAAAATCATGTGGGTCACCGACGGGTCGGCCATGACCTTCGCCACCAAATTGTTTCTAGCGCGCGACACCAGACTATCATTGCGGCAGAATTCAATGCGGAGTTTGATACCAATTTGCGAAAAAAGGACCATGGTGTTCAGAAGACTAGTGACATAATTGACTTGGCACATACCTCCGTAGCAGGGTGTCAGAATGGCCAAACAAACAGGATTTCTTGAAGCGTATTCCTTGATTCTGCCAATCAAATCCGCCGCTGGGCCCGTCTCCTGCTTGATGAGAGGACGGATGGAAGATGCCTGTTGGTTAACAGGTTGATAGGGAGCGGTCTTGGACGGGACGTCGATAATAGGAACATTGTTTGTTGTCGGAGAGGGGGCAGATGAGGGCCTATACAATGGTTGTGTTGACGCGGCGGAGCTGGCAGAAGGTTTTTTCGGCTCAAAGAAATCGAATGTAATGTTGTCCGACATGATAGTATGCGTTCTTATGGAAAGTAGCGTTTAAGTGATGTTTCGCAACAAATATATTTTTGTTGCGAATACTAGAGCAAAATACATAAAGCCTCTGGCTATAGACAGATTATAAACATGGATTCTGCTTTTTTGGAAGACCGAACGAACGAAAAAATCCAGCAATATCAGTTGCTGTTGAACGACATTCGAGTGTATGACAAGCTGCGTACGTTTGGAGTGTTGGGCGAATTTACACGCACTTTCTTCCAAGAGTTAGAGTGGTTAAAAGATACCTGGCTAGATGACGAATCCGAGGAATTATTCGATGCAAAACGGGTTGCTTATATCGAAGACCGATTAATCGAATTGCCATTTGAAACTGCACTGGCTTATGCTGACTCCACACATCCATCCACGCAAGCTGAGTGGAGACGAGACCCGAGCATTGTCATGACCATGAGTCGAGAAGACAAAGAATGGATTTACAAACAGTTCGAATATATGTGTTATTTTGTGCTGAACACGCGCGAGACTTTGTTATACGACATCCTTAAAGTCCTTGACATGGAAAATGAATGAAAATTATTCAATTGAAATACAAATGAATAATTTTGTTGCGTCAAGAGGGAATCGGACCCCCGGCTCAACCTTGGAAGGGTTAAATGTTACCACTACACCATTGACGCTCGAATTTCTCAAATCGGTTTTTTAGTGTTTGGGTCTAATCACGAATGGGAAGAAGAGGCAGAGGCAGAGGAAGAATTAAAGAAGGGGAAGAATCAAAGAAGGGAAAAAAGAATGTTTCTTTTTATTGTATTTTCTTGGTTTTTCTGTTTTTTATTTTTATTAGACGCGATGGGCATTTATGCGGATTCGGCATCCACAATCTTGATGAAGTGGGGCTTCATGTACTTCTGGAGGTTGAAGTAGGTGAGCTGCTCGTTGGCAGGGAGCTTCAAGAGAGCAGAGAGCTTGGCATCAGGGTTGATGTTGCGACCCTTGCCCTTCTCAGTCTCCTTGAGGTTGTTGGTGCTCACGTACTTGCGAATTTCGTCGTTGGCGTCCTGGCGACCCATGACGGTTCCGGTGGCCTTTCCGAGGAAGGAAGCGAGCTCGTCACTAATCTTGACGGGGCGCATGAATCCGGAGTTGCGGGGCTTGGCCTCCTCACCCTCCACCACAGCTCTCTTCTTCTTGGCGGACTTCTTGGCCAACTTCTCAGTGGCCTTCTTGTCCTGGGCAATCTGCTTGCGGAGAGCCTTGGAGTCATTCTTCAAGGAAGCGAGAATCGAGCTCACTTGTTGAATCTTGGCGTCAACGGCGGTCAGGATGGCCTCGGAGGAGAGAGTCTTGCTGTCCTCGGCGACGGGCTCTTGAACAACAGCAGGGGCGGCAACGACGGGCTCTTGGACAACAGGGGCAACTGCAACAGCAGGGGCGGCCTCGGCCTTGGTAGCCTTCTTCGATGAAGACTTCTTGGCCTCAACGGCGGGGGCAAGAGCAACGGCGGCAGGAGCAACGGTGGGGGTAGTAGTGGGCTTAGTAGTGCGAACCATCTTGTCTAGTGGAGTGCGGATTATACATATCTATAAGCTACCGTTTTAAGTAGTTTAACGCACTTAATTGTTTATTTTGGCTCGGGTTATGCTAATGGCCCCTCCATTTCCCTAAATCCCTAAATCTGTTGCCCCACCTGTTTTTCAACGCAACTCAATTTCCGTTCAACTTGCCATTTGGTCTCAACAGGTCAAATTGGAAATCGATTTGTTTCGGAATGTAATGCTGGTCTACTATGTGCTTGAGGTACTTCTCGGACACTATGCGTCCATTCGTTTTCCTAAATTCAGCTAAACCATCTATCCTCTCGCTGTACCATGAAAACTGCTTGAAATCCAAGACGGCAAATTGGTCGTTGTACCCTTCCCAGTGGTTATAGTTTGGCAACACAATGGTGTTTTCGCTAAATTCCAGGTTGAATATGTCTTCTACTGGGAGTCGTCGATTGGGAAGGGCGTCCGGTCTTAAAAACATGACGTAATCATATTTTTTACCAGATTGTTTACACAAAATCCCACACCGCTTCATACTCTCTAAAGCACACAAATGGTTCCGGACTAGATACGGCTCCCATTCATAGGTACCTTCGTAATAATATCGATTTATGTCAATTGTCGCTAAAAACTCGTCTTGTGAATCAATCTGTCGAGAGGTGGGTGCGACCAATTCTATGGCATCATAATCAATCGGCTTATTCATCGGCCGGTTCCACACTAAATTTTGGTCGGTCGTCCATGTATGAAAATATACATCGTATTTTATACCGGACGCGTCGAGTTCATCATAGACGCATTTTTTCTGTAGAGGATATACCTCTCGAAGACTTCGGACCAATCCCCAATAACAAATTGCGATGTTTATTGGCATTGTCATAATATAATGAAGTCATATTATGACGGTTTTTGGTGGACGCATTCAATTAGCGTGGTTGGTTAGGAAAATCGGTCGAATAATTCGGGTCGGGCTCTTCTCGCATCTCTAGATACGACGGTCAATAACATGATTGTGTGTTCGGCTCCCTTGCGGCAATAATCCGCACTCGTTCCAGTGAATACCATCCATTCCGTCAATTCTAAACAGATTCTTCTGTAGAGAGCTTCTGCCCAATGGGGTTCGATTTGCGAGAGGAAGACAAAGGGGTCGGAAGTTGCACATATATTCATCTTCTCCTCAGCCGAAAGTGAACTCGACCGTGTCCACCAGATATGATAAAAATGGTAGAATCGGTCTAGTTCATTCTGGGATAAGGAGAGGAACCATGCAGGGTCAACTTCTCCGCCAATCAAAGATTGTATCCTCTCGAATACATCGTGGATTCTTGTGTTGAGAGGAAGAGAATCGTGGATCATTTCTTCTTGGACTCTTGTTTCTTGAGTCGCTGATTCTTGACCATTAGCTTCCAAATTAAAAGTCTCTAAATTAAAAGTCTCTATCGCGTTGGCTTCCACATCGAAAGTATCAGGAACCACAACACCTTCAAATGTTTCCGTATCTCTTCTCGCATCTTCAATCGCAACTTCGATTACACGCGGGTTTTCGAGTCTATTTTCCGAGAATGTGAGAGGATAAAGAATCTCGATTTTCTTGTACAAACTGAATATGCGGCAAACGATGGCAATGGGGATGTCCTCTCGATTATAAGGATTCACGAACTTTCTGTTGCGTTTGAACATGTTCATTAACGAGAAGACATTGAACCCATATACGAATCCTCCGTCATCTTCGTAGCTAAAAAATGATTCGCGCGGTATTTCCGAAACAGAATCCATTGTCTGAAAATCGGTCTCATTCACACACCTATATAATTCTTTGTAGCCCGGTCCTCTCAACTTCTCCGATTCGCGTCCGACAAACCCTCTAAATATTTTTTGTATCGCGATAATCGATTGTATTCTACTGTAATGCTCGGTCAAGCGTTTGACGAGTTCTTGCCGTTTTCCGCTGACGCGACACCCTTCCGATTTTAATACTTGTTTTATTTCTACAATAGTCAAATCATGAATTTTGTGTGGGTCTTTACACCATAATTGGTAGGTGTAATTGGGTGTCGACTGGTTTTTCTCGTCCGTTTTGTCGTGGATAACATAATTCGCGAAATTCGCGTAGTATGAATCCTTCGTGGTCATTTTTATATATATGCAAAAATGGTTTATGCGTGTTCTCAAAGACATAAATATAAGTGAATGGCATGTGGATATAGAATGTCAATGTCCAATTATCTTCCCGACGACAACGACTCGACGAATTTGCGGAATTATCTGTTGGACCCGCTATCCGTCATTATTAAATTGGCCATTTTGGCAAGTAAACCGGTGGGGACCAAAGTGTGCATACAGAATAACGTGTTGTCCTTTCAAGAACCCGGTCCATTTCAAGCCTTCTGTCGGATTGTGTACAAACTGAACAAGACGGATTTGCACTTCATGTACAATCCGATTCAAATCGCTTGTTACCACTTCCTCTCGGAATCCTCTGTAAAGAAACGTCCGAGAATGCGGACTCTGTTTTCGCATGCTCAACGGGGACTCGAGAGGTTGATGGAAACATATAGGTCAAATTCGACGGTTCGCCACAGCCTGCATTATTATCATGCCATTATAGCCAATCATGTGGACAGCATTTACAATCCGGCTTTATTCAAGAAGGACGGAATCAGCGGAATGTATGGAGAGAATTTGACGAAGGCTTTGAATGACCAATGGTCTGAGAAGTGGATAACGGCGACACTGGATGTTATCGGGTTTTTGAGCGACACATCGATATCGTCAGAAAATATAAGAGTGTTGGAAAGTCTGATGTTGTCCATTGACTCGCAGACCCGCGAAACCTTTTTGTCGGGCGTTTAAAAAATTGAAAGACTTTTTATTTCGGGTTTTCTGGAGACATTCTCTTCACCTCTCATACTTTTGAACTAATACCCTTTGAACAATGTCCAACAATATGAATCCTATTTGGCCTATGCAGCCCATTCATCCCGAAATCATACCATTATCTATGCCATTAAAACCTAGCATTCTGGAACCGACGATAGGCTTGATTTACAAACCCGATACAATGATTCCTCTGTTGCCAGGTGAGTCCCTCCACGTCGGTTATGTGCCGATTCCCGAAGAGGAGGCATTCGAGAGAGCCGCAGACAACCCATTCCATGAATACGCTCTGTCAATCTCTCATTTCCGCATACCCCGAGGTAAGTTATCTGTTGAGAGGTTAGCAACCCTCATCCACCGATTCGCGAGCATCAATCACACAGTCGACGTGTTGGTCCCTAAACGCGAGTTTGTCAACGGAGGCGCGAGAAGAGCCATCTACGAGACCAAAATCTCGCACAGGTGGAATCGCCATTGTGCCACAATCGTGGTGCGCGTTTTGGCACTAAAAAATCCCTACGAACTCGCGGTATGTGTCGACAGAATGTGCGGCAGTGTGACGGCACACCGCATGTTCTTGCACACCCTCGAGCAATACATAACCTCGGAGGGTCAGTCTTACCCTCTCATTCGCCCAGTCTCAGTGTCCAGACAGGCATTGTTGGAATCCAAGGAGCCGGACCCAGACAACAACTACTGGTCGAGAATATGGAAATACAAGCGCGATACCGACCCTTGCCGAAACCGAACTCTCCAGCCCTCAAGTTGCATCGATAACCCTGAAGACCTTTATAATGCCGAAAAATCCGACGTGGAAGACGACGACGAAGAAGACCCTTGCACCCCCACTGGCGGAAACATGCTGCCCGACGGAAGCAAAGTGCAACCCACGCACTGGACGGATGAATTTTAACCGCGAATCTATAACACAAAATCTACTTCGTAATACGTGTTAATATATTTAAAACCGATTTAAAGACATGACCTAGTATAATGTATCACCCCAACCCACCTCCTCTTACTCTCTCTCTCTCTTTTCGCAACTAATTTTAAGCAAACTTTTTTCTCGCACAACAAAATGTCAAAGTCTCCTGCCGTTCTTTCTGTTTCCGAATGGGAACCTTCCAATGTCCGCTTCATGCAACCCAAGGTGAATGAGCGCGGCGGAAAGTCCATCAATATTATTAGCAACCAAAGCAATCGCGGTCTTCACATTTCGCTCCCATTACTCAATACTTGGGGAATCAGCGATTTCGTGGATGAGAAGACCGGCGAGTCGGATGGCAAGTACAGCATGTCTCTGTCGTTTCCCAATGACGAGTATGCGACTGCCGGAACCCGAGAGGCTTTGGCCAAGCTGAAGGATTTTGAGAACGCAGTTTTGGATGCAGCGGTCAAGAATTCGGAAGTCTGGTGGGGCGAGGAGATGTCTCGCGAAGTCGCCAAGCACACCTTTTTCCCTTTTTTGAAGTATAGCCGCAACAAAGATACCAAGAAAATCGACACTACTAAACCGCCTAGTATTCGCGCCAAGGTTCCTTTTTACGACGGTCGCTGGAACGTCGAAATTTACGATATGAAGAAGCAGATGATATTTCCCTGCGATGATGATTCCACTCCCATGGACCATATTCCTTCCAGAAGTCAAGTGGCTTGTGTGTTGCAGTGTGGTGGTATCTGGATTGGCGGCAAGGGCTGGGGCTTAACTTGGAAGCTTTTCCAGTGTGCGGTCAAGAAGAACCAGCAAGCCGTTGCTCTCCGCGGAGTTTGCAATGTGCATATTCCCCCCGAAGATTTGGAGGAGGCGTCTCCTGAGCCCGCTCCTAAGGCCTTGGCAAAGGAGCCAGTTCGGGAACAAGTGAAGCCGACTCCGGCCGCCTTGGCAGCAGTGGAAGACAGTGATGCCGAGGATGAAGCACCAAAAGCACCTGTAAAAGCGCCAGCGCCTGCACCAGAACCAGTAAAAGCACCAGCGCCAGCACCAGAACCAGTAAAAGCGCCAGCGCCAGCACCAGTACAAGAAGTAGAAGAGCCCCCAGCGGAAGAAGTCGCCGCCGCAGCTCCAGTCAAGAAGGTCGTCAAGAAAGTGGTCAAGAAGGCCGCATAAACATGAATTCCGAATAATTTATGTATTTTGATAAAAAATACACAAATAGCCCTAATACATGGCAACCCAAATGTCCAACACAATATTCTGTCGAGTTCCGCAGTCGAATATGTCCAGAGTATTATTGTAGGGGACCCCACACCCGAGTAATACAATCTGTTGAGCATCGCCCGTCATTTTCAGAGCTCGGCCGTCGAATTGATACGTCTTGTTCCCAATGCAAACATCCACTTCCGCCCGATTCCAGATTTCCGCAACAGAATATTCCAGTCGTACCGTGAGTACATTGCATTCGTCCAATTCCATGTTATCCGGCAAAATCGGGAAACATTTCACCAAGAGTTCACGTCCACTACAATCGAATACCATGTCATGATGCCAGAGAGGAACCAAATACGTTTTATCCTCATATTTCAATTTGTAAATATTCTCTTCTGACAAAAGGTCATCCAACGTCGGATTCAACACAATGTATTCTTCGGCTCCGTTCGCCAACACCTCCTCCATCTTCTCAAAGAACCCATCCGGCAAATGAAACGACTCCTTGTATTTCGATAAAATCTTAAACAACCCCGCCAATAATGGACGATTCAGTCTACACAAATATTCCTGGCCGATTTCCATAAGCCGGTCAAATACGATTTTTATTATCTTCGCGGCAACCCCTCCTCCAGTAGGGCGAGCATCAAACATCGCGGATAAAAACTCCGACATTAAATCATCGTAGGATTTGGTGTAGTCTTCTTCGGTTTCCGAGTCTTTGAGAAGTGAATAGGCGGCGTGGACTTCTCGAAACCGTTCGGCGGCGTCGGGGTCTTTGTTCTTGTCCGGATGGAACTGTAGGATTTTCGCGCGGTATTTGCGTTTGACTGTTTCTTCGTCGTCGTCTTCAGATATTCCCAGAATTTCCTTGGCTCTTCTCGGATTCATAGATTCTCGTTATCAAATAGATGAAAATACTCTCTAAATGGTAAATGGGCCGGTAGTTATTATTGTAGTATTTCAAGAAGGCGTCAATCTTGTCTAGGATTTCAGAGAGGATTTTCGTGTCGGAAAGCGCGCCCTCCTCTGCAAAATGGAATAGGATATACCAGAGGCATTCTGTTATGTCGAGGCCATAAAGGAGAATGTCGTATAAATGGTCGCGCAAACTCAGTATTTCAATGGCGTGTTGTTTCGACATTTCGCCGATAATATTGTCGCAAATTATGTTGAATACGTCTTTGGGGTATTCGGACAAGTCGGTCAATGAACGCATGGAACGCAATTCTTTCAAGTTCAAAATCGAGTCAGGTTCGGGACTCAGAAGACGAGACACCGGAGGCTTCGACCGAGGACACCACGCCGGAGTATTGGTATTTATCAGCTTCTCATACACTTCCTTCTCGGGTCTTCGTACCGAAATAATTTTGCAACACCGCAATATGCTGTTTGGTATGAAACTCACATGTTCCGTTAATATGGCGAACGCGATGTGAATACTGAGAGTCCTACAGTGCTGAATATAACTGTAGAATACGTCGAGAAGCTCGCTGTGAATGGCGTGGAAATTGCGACACAGAATGATTCCCGTCTTCTCCGTTTTCGCCGAAACCACGTCGATAATCTGGAAAAAACACTCGTTCCATATCTTCTTGGATTCGCATCCGAGAAGAGCGAAATCGATTTCATAGTGAATATCGCTGATATGATAGGTGTAGGGCTGTTTTTCTGTGATGACGCTCATTTTCTCCGTTTTCAACTTGTGCGTCGAATATTTCTCAATGACTCGCAGAAATTGCGTGTATTTTCCCGCACCCGATGGCCCGTAAAATATCATGTTACCCAAGTGGCTTAAAGACGCAGGTGTCGATTCTGCGAACGGGACCAACTCGGGGTGAATGTCGAATTTTCGGGCGGATTGAATATAATCATTGCAAGTGGTCTCGTAATACTTCATTTCTAAAGAGGCGTGTGTATTCATTTATGTTTTTTGAAACATAAATAAAGAATATTGGTCTGACGATTAGGCGTTTATTCGACAATCTGTTGTGCGGACAAGTGTGTCATGCTATTCGTTAAATATACCAAATAAGACGAAAGAGCCAGAGCCGTGGGTGGAACCAGGTACTTCATTATTTTTGTAATGAGAGTGGTGAGTTGATAGGCGGATAACACATTTACAGTGTAGAGGCAAATCAGGAAAAAGATGAATGCAATAAAGAGTTGTCTTATGCGAGCGTATTTCATCATACATGGGTCTGTGCCGAGTTGCTGGAAATCGCGAATACTGTAGGAAGCGTAAACCAAGGCCGCGAGTCCGAATGCGCGCATTCCTAATATGTAAAGGGTGTGCCAGCGTAACGTGAATAGACCCGCGAATTTCGAAAATAGTGTGTTGGAGTCTAAGCCCCAATCAGGCGTAGAACGGTTGGTTGCAAATATGGGGTCTTTAAAACTAAACGCGTTGCCAACCCAATCTTTCGCATATCCCATACCATTTCGCTGAAAGAGCGGCAAACTGTTTGATTCGATAACCGGTCTCAAAATTTTCATAAAAACATACGCAAACAGGAACCAGAACGTTTTAACGAAATTGTCTTTGAACATCGACATACTGACTCCATTCAGTTTCGCCTCACTGTCTGGTCTGCAAAATTCCTCTGGACTATTATTCACCAAAATACTCTCGCGCCCAAGCCGACTGTAAAGCGCCACACCCACAGAAAATGTCGCCACCGCAAACAGCACACGTATCCAACTCACCTCCATACTCCCTAATATTTTGTGGCCTACCAAAAACATGGTCTTGTTTATCTGGTCCGAGGTTTTAAATGTATATAAGGCCAAAGCCCACATAAAGACCGTGATGGTTATGAAAATCGTTTCGGCCTTGTCCAAATCACGCGCGTCATTTTCACCCAAACGCAGGATGCGGTGCTTCTGGATGAATTTGCTCTGTATTCTGGAAATGGTCATGGCGAGAAGAATGGTCGACACAAAACTGAACGCCATGACCACGATTAAAACGCCGCCTCTCCATTTTTGTTCGTCCGAACCAACTTGCATTTGTTTCAACACATCATTCACGGTTCCGATGCAATACATCATGTTGATGGCGAAGAACAGACCAAGCCCGAATAATTCGGTGTCGCTCTGTTTTATCAATGAGAACGAGAGGATGAACACAAATACGAAAAAGAAGTTTTTTATATATGACATCGAAGATACATACTTGGTTCCTTCTATTATAGGTTTGCTAGCGTCGGCCATAGATGACCCGATTTATATACTAATGTGATATGTGTTTTCAATCCACGCAATTAATTCCAAGTCGGCCATGCTCTCCCATTTTACAGACTTTAGTTTGTAAAATCCGGGTTTCGACATCGCCGCCGTTTTGTGATAAATGTAATTTCCATATCGCCCCTTCCTTATCGAGAGGTCGGAACGTAAAGAACGCACCACGGATTTTTCTGTAGCGACAACGCATCCCCCTCCTCCTTCGTCCAACTCGGAGACAGGCAGAAACATGGCAGCCGCGTCTTCCACAGACATCTTCGGCTCCTTCTTCTCGATTTCCTTAATTGCATCCTTCAAGGTGGGGCGCGAAGCGCCCTTGACACTATATGTCTTCTCATTCCATTCCACGTAAAATCCATATTTCCCCTTTTTCAAATAAATCGCCGCGTCTCGGTATGTCCCTAAAATGCTATTCTCCTCTCGCCAAACCAATTCCCACATGTTGTATTCTCCCCGTTTCGCCTTCTCCAAATCCAACTCTACATCTGTCCTTACTTTACAATATTCTGTGGTTCCATTATCCAAAGCCCGCTTCAGAGAAGCGCCATATGTATTGAAAACAAGAACATATTCGGATGTGTCGGCGAGGGCGAAGGTCTGTTTGGTTTGTTGAGCGAGAGGTTTCGACTTCTCGACAATATCGTCGAAACATTGGCGACAGATTTCATGCCAGGTTTCTTGCGCATCGTTGGCCGACTTCGCGGCAATCCGGTCCAGTTCGTCTTCTAGAGATTTTGTGTAGCCGTAGGAGAAGCATTCTTCGAAATGGGTCGACAGAAACTCCGCAACCAATAATCCTGTGGGTTGCACAACCAACTTGTCTTTCTCTTCTCCGAATACTCTTTCCGTTTTGACGGTTTCCATGCCGGTCGGGTGACGCAACTTCCACTCCACACATTCGATTTTCCTTCCCGCCACGTCCGTCTTCCGGACATAACCCCGGTCTTGTATCGTCTCCACGATAAAGGAAAACGTGGAAGGGCGGCCAATTCCCAAGTCTTCGAGTTTCTGAATGAGAGAAGCTTCCGTGTAATGAGAAGGGGCCTTCTCCTCCATCGCGATTTTGGATTCGACGAGAGTCCAACTAACTGGCGACCCCTTCTTCTCGATTTGTTCTAAATAAATGAGAAGTGAACTATCTGTTGCTTGAACGTCGGTGGCGTCTTTGATGTCTAAACGACGCCAACCTAGGAATAAGGGAATTTCCACAGTATGTTTGTAGATAGTGTCGAGAGGAGCCGATACCGTTATATCCACAACATTGTATTTCGCGGCGGCCATACAACTCTCCACCGTATTACGCCAAATAAGACCGTAGAGTCGCGTCAACATAGAATCCGGGTTTGTAAATTGTTTTAATGAGAGGTTGGTCGCGCGAATGGCTTCATGGGGCATAGACGCGTCGAGTAGAACAACGTCCTCTCTATGTCCCAAATATTCTGCACCATATTCTTGTGTTATGAAAGCCGCGCTCTTTTCCAGGAAGACATCGGAGTATTTCTGACAATCTGTACGCATATAGGTTATTAGACCCGATTGATAGAGAGTCTGACACAGATTCATTGTCGTTTTAGGCGAGAAGCGGAATTGGTTGCTTGCTACTTGGAGAAGACGAGAGGTGTTGAAGGGTTTGGGAGGGGACCTTATTGATTCACGCCGTTTCCCCACAGCCAATCTGTGTTCGTGTGTTTTCGTCCTCTCGAAAAAGTCCGATAATAAACCGGTTTCTTCTGAAACACTGAATGTGCGGGTTAATTGAAAGGGCAACATGCGATTTGTAAAGGTTCCCGAGACCTTGTGTATCTGACCGACGCCTCTCGCAAGAGCCTCTTTATATTGTTTGTCGTGGTCGGCAACAAGTCGGAGCGCGGGCGTTTGACAGCGACCAGCGGAGAGGGCGTTTTTCCGATTGCCTCCGAGGTAGCGCCATAGGAGAGGCGAGATTTTGTAGCCGACGACCATGTCTAGAACCTGCCGCGCTTGTTGCGCGGCTACAAGAGACAGATTGATGCGGCCGGGGTTGGCAACGGCTGCTTTAATCGCAGGTTGCGTTATTTCGTGGAATACAATTCTATTTGTTGAGAGGACGTCTAAGCCACAGACTTGACAAATATGCCATGCAATTGCTTCTCCCTCCCGGTCATCATCCGTGGCCAAGAGGACGCATTCCGGTCTATAGGTGGAAACCGTCTTTCGCATGGCGGCAATGTGGTCCTTCTTCTCATCGATAAGACTGTATTCAATCTGAAATCGGTCTTTTACATCGATACTCTTTATGCCGTCGATTTCTCTTATGTGGCCTTTGGATGATATGCATTTGTAGGACTCTCCTAGATACGACTCGATTTTCGCACATTTAGAGGGAGATTCAACGATTAATAGGAATTTGTCGAGAGGTAGTGCGCGTTTTTTCGGTGGCAT